CGGCATCGAACACAAAAATGAAAAATGGGTTTGAGTTAAATCGGTTTGCGAACACAAACGTCAATGGAGCATTTGCAAAATTGTTCAAACATTTCGTATCGCTGCGAAACCCACAGTTTGTGTCATCTTTTGGCGACCTCGAAATAATTGATAAACGTAAAAATGTTTACCTATCAAACGGATTTGTTCAACATGCGGTCATTGATCCAGACTACCGATACTATGATTATCGAACGAAGATGCGCGAGCATAAGTTTGGTTATAGAAAATCAAAATTTGCCAAGATTGGTCTTGATATTAAAGGAAAAACTGAACGAGAATTGGCTATTGAATACAAATTGATTCGATGTTATGATTCCGGTAAAATCCAATATATCTGGAACCAATAATGAAAAAACCCGCCGAAGCGGGTTTTATTTGGTGAACTATTCAATACAGTATTGAATAGTTTGCTATCAAAATCACAGCAGGTTAGTGATTTTGATACGACGATAGAACGCATTGGAGTTAGCTGCCATACCATCGCCAGCAACGGTAGTCGTTGCATAGGGGTGGGCAACGATACCATAGCGGCTCTTGAACGCAATGCGAGGCTGCATAGAAGCAGGATCAACAGCGCGGAACAGTTGCAGAGGCTGATATGGGCAGTAGAACATACCGGCTTCGTAAGGAGTAGCACCTTTACGACCAATGATGGCATAGTGCTCGTTAGCAGCGCCGTTGGCGAGGTAAGGATCGACATACACCTTGAAGCGACCATTCAGGATACCAGCAAAGGTAGTAGAAGAGTCATCAACGACGTTCACGCCACCGATAGCGGGGTTGTAGTCCAGTTGACCAGTCATTGCCAGAGCAGCAGCCACATCGCTGGAGCAGATGATGAAGTTACCACGACCCATACGGGTATCGTGGGAGACGACGTTCGCATCGCGTTCGCAAGCAAACATCAAACCTTTGAACTTTTCCACAGACCAACGGCCACCGGCATCTTGATCCATGTCAAACAGACCGGGGGTGGTGGTGTATTGTGCGCCAACCTTAGCAGACACGGCAATCGAACGCACAACTTCACGGTTCATCTCAGCAGTGATCTCGGTGGAGAGCATGTTGATCAGTTCTTGTTCGGCATCCAGACCATGCAGAGCCTTCAGGTCTTGCACCAGTTCCACAGAGTATTCAGCACGCAGCGCACGGGTCTTGGCTTCAACGGCTTTCTTCTCAATGGTCAGAGCCATTTGACCGAAAGCATTGCCACCAGCAGAACCCAGAGCTTCGCCAACAGCGGTAGACATACCAACGCCATAGGTGAAATCGGTTGCAGGGCTGTTCACGGTATCGTTCAGAACGCCGGGGTTGGTACCACGTTGGGTATCATCTGCACCTTGGGTACCAGAACGGGCAGTCTTGTCGCCAGAGAAGGAGCTATCGGCTTCACTGAACAGAGCTTCTTGGCCGGTTTGGTTGCCATAGCGAGCTTTGGCAGCAAAGATCAAGCCGGTAGGTTGGGTCAGAGGCTGAACACCACACACATCGTATGCAATCAGTTGGGGAGCAGTGCGACGAACCAGACCAATCAGAATGGGGTCATACTTGGCAATACCGTTCGAGTCTGCATAGCCACCAACGGAGTTGGTAGGAGCATCTTCAAACAGAGCTTGACGGGATTCCATGTTGGCTTTTTCTTGGTTTTCCAACAGGATAGCGGTTACCTTACGGCGATAGTCTTCGGTGATAGGGGTCTCACCGGCATCCAGGATGGGAGCCCATTTTTGAACGAGAGAAGTCATTTTAATTCCTTAAAGATTGAATGAATTGGCAATATGCCAATATAATTATTTACCTAACTTTGTTTTTCACAAAGCCCTGAGATATGATTGCATACGGGGAGACACATTGTCTTCTGTTTCATGGCTTTCCGTAATGGTCACACTCTTTTTCGCAAATTCCTCGGTAATGCTATTCCGTTTGGATTCTTTGCTAAAAAATGATTCTTTAATGGAATCAAGTTTCTTAACAAATTCTCTTTCGGATTCAAAGACAAATCCTTCGATAAGTGTTTTGAATTTGGCTTTATCAATAACCGTGAAATCTTTGACCGTTTCTTCAATGATTTTTTCGCGCTTCATTTCGGCAAGCATTTCATTGGCTTCATCCAATTTTTGCTGAAGTGAACTGAGTTTGTCGCTCAATTCAGTTTTATCTTCTTGCAATTCAGATACCAACTTAACACCAGCTTCAGGGAGATCAATGCTATGTGCCTCGAATACTCCTTTGATGCCCATAATAAAAGATTCTGCAATATCGGTCTTGATGCCGCTATCAACGGCAACAATATTATCTGTCATCCACTGTTCGGCCACTTGGGACAAACAACCATCAATCTTTTCGCTCAGAACATTTTCCATCTCTGCAATTCGTTCTTCAAAAATTGCAGTCTGATCTTTTGTTTTTGCTTCAAACTCTTCAATGAGAAGTTGTTCTTTTTTATGGAACTCTTCTTCAATTACTTTGCGAGCATCAACAAGTTTTTCTTCCAAAGCAGCTTCAAAAAGAGCCGTTGCTTTGGTTTTAAATTCTTCATTGAATTCTTCAGACAAAACGGAGTCAATCGTATCTTCCTTGACTTCTTTTTTATCTTCGTCTTCGTCTTCTTTTGTTTCCACTTCTGGTTCGGCAGGAGCTTCTGTTGGCTCTTGTGGAATCAGTGTGGGGTCAATTGGGTTTTCAATTGACACAGGAGGCTCTTCTGGTTCTGCTTCGGCCTCTGGAGCAGTTGCGGTGGGTGCGGGAGTATCGGCAGCAACAGGTTCTTCATCTTCCATCTTTTTCTTGATGGCTTCCAAGAGACTTTGTTCTTCAGTTTGTTTACCTTCCAGCAATGCCTTCAGGTCTTTTTCGAGTTTGGTTGTCATTAGTATTCCCTATCGGCTTACCGAATCTTATTGAGGAAGTCTTGAAATGCTTCCAGTTTTGCTTCTTGAAGTTTTGCAAGAGGAGCAGACAAAATAATCTGCTGTGCCTCAAATACTTCTCGCTCCATATACATACCATCAACAAAAATGTAGCTTGCTGATTCCATCAAATGGTCAACAAACGCATCTGCCACTGATGGGTCATATACACAATCAGCAGCCACTGACAACCGAAAATCGGGTTGAACAATTGTGGTAGAACCTTGTTTACTGACGGAAGCCAATCCTCGACTGGATACGCCCAATCGAACACCATCTTCGAGCAAATTCTGAAGAATCTTCCCAAGTGGAGTTGACAGAACTTTTGCTTTTCCATAGAAATGATTTTTGCCATCATTTTCGAGCATTGTTGTCAGAATACATGCGCGTTCTGGATCGACATGAGTGCGCGATCCGGGATGATTCATTTCACCGAGTGCCCGTGCAGTTTTGATGTATTCTTTGTCGTATTCTTTGACTGCTTCTTCCATGACCTTTTTTGGATAAATTCGGCCATTGCGGTTCTTTTTGTCATACATCAAAAATGGACCACTGATATACATCCGTTTTTGTCCATCGGAATCAACGTCACTGGAGATTTCTGCATTGTTTACAGCAATGTTCTGTTCAAAAATTAGTTTCATTAGCTAATCCCCTGTTCTGGACGGAAATTAGGCATGTAACCAGCAACCTTCAACAGACGCAAAGAAAGCATACCCTCGCCTGTAAAGGTAACAACGATGTCTTGATCATTTCCTTGACTATCGGCACTGAACTCATTGGTCAGACTTTCAGTTTCAGAAAACAACATTGTGGTCGTCACTCCACCACGAGAAATCGTCAATTTAGACCCAGCAGCAATTGACAGTTCCATGCTACTGACATTGACTCTTGGGGTCACTCCGGGTCTTTGTGTCTCGTTGTTCTTCAGAAGATCGGTCAACAAGCCAATGGTGGTTGATGCACCACCACCTTCATTGACTACTTTAACCACAGCATCTAAGTGTGTGTTCTTCTGGATGTATTTGGTAATTGCCATAGAAATCCTTTTTATTATTTACCAAAAGTTATTCATTCGTAAGAACCATTGAAATGACTTTGGAAAAATTCTCATACGACTCATTCATGAATGTCGTCAATTTTTCTTTATCAATTTCAAGGGAACGAATCTTCTCAATGGTATCTTCGTTGACAAGAACCAGCTTCCCATCCTTCAATCGGAATGGGATTTTTTCATAAACAGACTCGGCGTTCTTATACCCAATCACATGTTCATTGAGAGTAAATTGTTCATTCTCAATTGATTCTTGAATGGAAGTGAACTCGCTCTCAGTGAGCCGAACACCGTGGTCAAAAATTACGTTCGATAGTCGAGGAAAATCAATTGCCATTTTTACGTTCTTTCAGAATTTGTTCTCGTCTTTTTGCAATGACTTCACTCGCCTTTTGGCGCAGAACGTCGGTTAGGACTTTTTTGGCTTGCTTGGGGTTGTTCTGAATCAGTTGAACCAGCGTTGGGGTCATCATATACTCCTTGTTGTTGCTCTTCAGCAATTTCTTCATCCATGCTATCGACTTCTTCATCCGACAGACGGAACACATTGCGCTTGATATAGTTTTGTGAAAATATGCTACCAACAAATGGTTGCATTGCTTCGGCAAGACCAATTCGACCTTGCATAATTTCGCTTTCTTTCAATTCAGCAAAGAAGTTATCCTTTTGATACTGAACTTTAAGTTTTGACCGAACAAACGTCCAATCTTCTGGAGCAATGATCCCCTTGAGAATCAACTGAACTCTAAGTGCCTGTAGTGGGATTTCTGCAAATTTGATACGAAGTCTATTTACAAATTTTGAGAATTTAACTTCGTCTCTTGTGATTTCCGATGCTCTACCCAAATTAAACCCACTTTGATCTGCCTTGACCCGAGATTGAGGAAGGTTTAGAGATGCATAGAGTTTATTCATGAAATACATGATGTTGTCCATATTGGACATGACAGAATCGCCGGGGAGGGTTGTTATCTCGGTAGTTCTACCATTGGACCTTCTGGGCAACCAATAATCTTCCAACATGCTGGTATGGACTCGATCATCTGAAATTTCACCAGTTGAATTGTTATATACAACTTTGTTTTTGTAGCGATTCATCACATCTTGAATATACTGTTCTGCCTTTTGTTTTGGCATATCAGCAACGTCGATATAGAAAACTCTACGTTGTGGCGCACGAGACAATGTATAAATCAAACAAGCATCTTCCATATACCGAAGTTGGTTATATGGTTTGATTGATTTATGGATATGACTGATAACCGTTCCAGCTTCGTCCATCAATCCAGATGGAGCATACAACAACACATCAGGAGACAATCTCAATGCCGTTGATTCAGTCGAGGCAAGGCCTTTGTCGTTATAGATGAAATACTCTTCTGTACCAGAAACAACTTCAACACCGTCAGGAGTTTTAGACTTGATGATTTCTCGAATTTTTTTGGTTTTGCGAGAATCGAGTTGTCTAATATCCTTGATGCCTTCAGCGACGTTAGATTCGTCTACAACGATGTGTGCGTAGTATCGACCATCAACATACCACCGACGAAATAAATCGTGTCCATCGGTGTTTAAACGCAGCAGAGACACCACGTTATCAAACTCATCGGTGATGGACTTGCTAACCGCATCTGGAATTTCGTTTTTCTCGGCAAATACCGACAATGACATTGGTGGCTTGTCGTCCTCAATGACAATGGCTTCTGACGTAATTTCTTCAATTGCCATGTCAATTTCGGGAGACATTGCCATTGAGCGATATTTTTGGATTCTCTCAGATTCGCTACGATACCGACCTTCAATATCGAATGAGTATCCATACATGGCCGCACCAGAACCATAGGAAACCTGATCGTGGGTTCCGTCTTCTGTTTTTGGTGGCACAAGCGCACCAAGTTCGGTCTGTTGTTTACGAATCTCAAATCCAAAAATCTTCATTGTAAAATCTCTGTTCAGTTAGAAAAACGGGAACCGAAGTTCCCTTGTTCTTTACTTAGGAGTTGACTGACGAAGAAATGTAATAATCGTACACGAAAGTGACTTCAAACATTTCAACTTGGTTGTTTGCTTCCCAATCCAATTGAATAGGGCTGAGTTCAATTGGGAAAGCATTGATCATAGTAACTTCTTTGAGAATGGTACCATTGCGATCCAATTGTTTAACACGAAGGTCTGATGTGTATGATGCTGGTTGAATGATACCGCTGTTATCAGCGATATTGTTCATTCCGTTTGACCAACGCTCAAACGTATCACGAATCAGGAAGTTTTCGTTGTAAACAACAATGTTCCAAGGTTGGAAGTCTCGTTCACCAGCCACGTTAATAGACCGACCCTGATAGAACACTGGAACCGGAGCAACATTGCTTGCTGGCAGAGATGCAGACTTGCAATGGAATTGAGCCAGTGCAGAAGACGCAGTGCTGTTTGTCACAAACAGCGGAAAGTTAAGGTCAACCCTGAATTGGTTTGGACGAACCAGACCGTCTGAAATAGAAGCCCGAAAAGCTGTCAAATTTGCCATTTTATTTTCCTTTATATGTTCAATCGAACATCTTATTTTATTTACATATGACGGGGAGATGTCTCCCCGTCAGGTTTATCAGAGTTCGATTTCAGTGAAGTCCACGTTTCCGCGAACAGCAATGAAATTCAAGTTAATGAATCGAACAGCCCGAGTTGGCTTAATGAAGATATTTGCTCGCAACTCATTACCGTCAATTGCTTCAGCAGTGTTCACAGAAGGACCAGCATCAACCAAGAAGTCAACGATACCCTGCTTACCCTGAACGTCGCGGAGATATGGTGTAATCATTGCAACGAACATTTGACGGGTCAAGTCGTTGTTCAATTCAAACAAGAAATACTTGGATGCAGTTGCAATGGCTTTTTCCACAACAATAAACAACCGACGCACGTTGATTGCATCAAATGCAGAAGCCCGAGACAACAGAGTCTTATCGCCAAAGAGAACGGTTCCTTCTCCGGGGAAAGTAACAACGCTGTTGATTCCAACTTTGAACAATTCATCCCGCATGAATTTGTTTGGGTTAACTGCCAGCTTAGTTACGTTTTTCAATTGACCACGAGTCATACCACTTGGAGAATGCCAAGGTGTTGCAATTGATTCAGTCCGAGCACAGAGACCAGCAATATCAGCACTCATTGCAATCCAGCGATAAACATCATTGTATGCATCATACTGATATTTGTATCCAGAATCCATAACGGCATAGCTTGTAGACACTGCCAGTTCATTTCTGTATTCAATCATCGCTTCAACGGATTCAGATGTATCGCCAATAATAGGAGAACCATCAGCGATGTTGTTTGGCGAAACGAATGCCATGCAATCCATTCGAGAATCTGCAATGTTTTGAATAATCCAACGAGCAACATCAACGGAAACGTGACCAGCAATTACCAATGAAACATCATGCAATTCTGGATTCGAGAACAGACTATAAGCCGCAATAAGCTCATCACGAGATGCGCCGAAACCATCTGCGCCACCACTCAAAGATACGGATTTGTTAGTCATCAGACTACGATATGCTCCGGCAACTGTTTCCGTCCCCCAATCGTGCCCAGTGCTTGTCAGTGCAGTTGACAATGGCATGTCCATCCAATATACATAATTGGAACGGTTATTGAGAACAGTTTTAAAGTATGCTGTATTACCATCAAAAGATTTTCCGTTCAGAGATTTACTGACGTTTGCAAATTTCTCCAAAATGGTTCCAGCAACGCCGGTAAACCGACCATCTTCATCCACAATCACAATGTGCAAACCGTCACCACTTGCACCAACAGTTTCTGCAGTTACTGTGTCATATGGAGCCTTGTCAAAAAATGATGCATATTCCCATTTTGTGATTGCTGTAAGACCAGTTGCTGTTGCAGAAAAAACACTATCAACTGACAAGTGAGTGTTGTCGGTGATTGAAACAACTTTTTTGATTGTTCGGATACCAAGAATGGTTGTCTCGAACGTATCTCCGATAGAAACTTCAGTTGTGAATGCGGTTCCAGTTCCAACAATGTCATCCGAACCAGTCGTAGTTTCAACCGTACCAGTCAGTGTGCGAGAGAACGTCTTTGCATCGCTCATCGACACTTTCAATGAGTTTCCTTTGGAACCGGGATACTTGGATGCAAACATGCCAAAAGAGCCACTATTTCCATTGATGTGGGTGTTTTCATATACACCGACGTTGGCAATTTTCACTGGAGTTCCTGAAGCAACAGCGTTCAATTGTCCTACTGTCGATACTCGAACCAGTTTGAGTGCGGAACTGTATCCCAAGAAGTTTGCTGCTTGGAAGAATCCGGTATAAGTGTCAATGGTTGGTTTACCAAACCGAGAAACAAGAGTTGTTTCAGATGAAATTGAGGTTACGTCCAACACTGGACCCCAATCAAATTCACCAGCAACAGCACCAATAGAGTTACCAAATGCAGGAATGATAGAAGTGAGGTCAGTTTCTTTGTACGTGACAGCAGGACTGATGGAAAAAGATGCCATGTTATATCGCCTTTAATGTTGTTAGGAATAACGGATGGCGCAGAACACGCACAACCATATAATTACTTACGGAAGTCTGATGTTCAAAATCATAAGTATTTGATTTAGGAGTCGTTATGGCAGAGAAGATTGGGTTTAATGGAAATAAATTTTTACGCAGAGCACATGAGGAGATTGAGTACACTGACGAACAGTTGGATGAGTTAGAACGGTGTAAGAACGATCCGATTTACTTCATTGAAAATTATGCAAAAATCGTATCCTTGGACAAGGGTATCGTTCCATTTAAAATGTTTGAGTATCAAAAAACATTTGTAAGAACCGTTCACTCTTCAACCAGAGTCATCTCAAAATGGTTTCGTCAAAGTGGAAAATCAACATCTGCCGCTGGGTATATCGCATGGTTGGTTCTTTTTAGTAAAGAAAAAAAGACTGCCTGTATACTTGCAAACAAGCTAACGACAGCAAAGGAAATATTTGGAAGAACTCAATTCATTGTAGAAAATTGCCCAAAATGGATGCAGCGCGGAGTCAAGGAGTGGTCAAAGACTTCGTTTAAATTTGAGAATGAATCAACTGTATTTTGTGCAGCAACTTCGCCATCGGCTGTTCGTGGACAGAGTTTAAACTTTTGTCTATGTGATGAGTTTGCTTTCTTGAGTCCAAATCTTGCAGAAGAATTCATTGCATCTGTTTTCCCAACACTTTCATCATCAGAGTCTTCAAAGCTGATTATCGTTAGTACCCCAAAAGGGATGAATCATTACTACAAAATCTGGAGAGAAGCAGAAGCTGGTATCAATGGATTCATTCCAATAGCTGCGAAATGGCAAGATCATCCACATCGAACACAAACATGGGCAGACGAACAATTACGAGAACTTGGTGACCTAAAATACAATCAGGAGATTTTGTGCGAATTTCTTGGAAGTAGTCTTAGTCTAATTTCCGGTTCTGCAATAAGCTCAATTCCTCTTGGTATTGGGACAGTTATTTTTGATGGGTATACCGAATATCATCAACCAATCCCCGGACATTCCTATGTCATCATGACCGATGTTGCAAGAGGCGCAGAACTTGACTATTCCGCATTCATTGTTCTTGATATAACATCACTCCCATACAAAATTTCGGCAGTTTTTCGCAACAACAAAATTGACCCACAGATGTATCCAGATGTGATTTATCGGATTGGGATGAAGTACAATGAAGCCTTTGTTTTGGTTGAAACAAACGATATTGGTCAACAGGTTGCTGACATTTTGTTCTATGACTTGGAGTACGAGAATGTATACTTGTCTTTTAGAGAGAAGATCAATGAGGGTGCTGGTAAAAAGATTCCCGGACTGAGAACGACCAAAAAGACAAAATCAATTGGCTGTTCAAACCTAAAGACATTGGTTGAGAACAAAGCCATTGAAATCAATGACCCAACCATTGTTGATGAGATGTCAACTTTTGTGAGGGTTGGAAATAGCTATAAGGCAGAGGAAGGAAAAACAGACGACTTGATGATGTGTCTGGTGATGTTTGGTTATCTGTCAGCACAACCTATATTCAAAGAGTTGTTTGATTACAACCTAAGAACGGTTTATCTGCAAAACCAAAAGAAAGAATGGGACGACTGGATGGAGCCGATTGGGTTCGTTGATCGTGGAGAGTCGTTTGTTCAATTGACTCCAGATAAGCCATATATTGAAGCAACTGACTCTTGGGCAGATTTCCCAATGCTTTGATTATTTTCTTGACAGCAAGTCTTCAAGTTCTTGGATTCGCTTTGTCGAATCCCGGACTTGTTGCATCAATAGGACGTTTTGATCGTGAATTTCTTTGAGTTGAGCACGAGCCAATGTCAGTTCTTCGGACAACAGCGTCACTTGCTTGATTAAGCTATCAATTTGTTGTGTGTGTAATGCACCAGCAGAGGTTACTTCTTCAATGGAAGTTTTGCGAATAAACAAGTAACCAGCAATCCCAAGCACACCAAATGCAATGATGGCAGAAATCATCTCCGACGTTCCAAGACCAATAATCTTTAGCAGTTCCAAGAAAAAATCAAACATCTGTCACTCCAATTTTGATTCTGTTTTAGTCTCCCACATAAACTTCAGAATGTGGATGTTGATAATGAATGCAACGTAATTTGACACCGACAGAATCACACAGATCGAGGTCATTGCAATTGATGTTGGGAAGAACAGCGAAGCCATCCAAAACCAGCAAGTTCCATTGATCCATGCCATGAGAATTCGAGACAATTCAAGTCTTGGATGGGCAAGTATGGATACAAACTGAATCAGTCCGAACATAATACTTACCATACCAACAACAATCATGGTTTGGAATTTTATGACGTCATCGAACATGAAACCAATTCCAAACACAATCATGGCAGCAGCAGATATAAGTTCAGATGAACGTGTATCTTGGGGAAAGAGATTTTTGAGTCTCATCGCTTAAATCCAAACAAAGATAATGCACAAAGGAAAGCAATTTCAATTCCGGCTCTAATAGATAGAAGTTCTGGGTCAACGTGATTCATCAAATGATACCCAATGATCCAAGAGGACTCCGCGAAAATTAACAACACAGAAGAAATAATTGCCAAGGTCAATACTTGATTATCTCGTCGTCGTCTTTTAAGGGTATATCCAGACGAACAGATAAAAATACAACACATGGCAGTTACCAAGACCAAAACATCGAGTATCATTTCTTAAACGCCCTCAGATAGCGTTCCATGTCTGTCTGTTCAGCAACATGGAAGTTATGATTTGCCTTCAGACCAGCATGAACGTCTGGGTGATCGAGGTCTGATGTAGATCGAGCCTTGATTTTGTCATAGACAGATTTGAACTTGGTCAGTTTGGCAACATGCATATGCAGTTGAACATGACTATCAGACAAATCATTTCCTTCGTTGTCATGCCCACCAGTCAATAGCATTTGTGAAGTCAATTCGTGTTGAATTGCTTCGCCATTTTTGTTTTCATTGGTTCCATTTATCAAACTTGCTGCGTGACCATATCCCAAGTCTGGGTGATGATAGACTTCATGGGCCAACTTTGCATCGGCATATTTTCCCATATGTTCCATGACTGGATGTGATTGGAAAGTGGAGTCTCGCTCGTCCTCATTGTTATTGAGAATCGTATGCATCAATCGCGGATTTTTGGTGTGGTTCAACAGATACCGAGACTGTCCGGGATTCAAGTCGCTATAATAGTCTTCGTGGCTTGGTGTTGCAATGTGTCCAAGAGCAACATCACCAGCAGCATCCCATTCTTTTGATTTGCCGGTATGTGACAAAACATGGTCAATCAAGTCGTGATGAGCATCTCCCATCAATGATCTTGTTTTGGACTCATAGTCGGCTCCTTGATAGTCCTTGGCTTCATTGTGCAGCTTTCCAAGGAGTTCAATTGACTCGCCGGGGCCAAAATCCTTGAACGGACTTTTCCTTCGACCAAACATCTTATCTGCATTCTCTGCAGCGTAACTGTGCAACATCTTATCCTCGACATTATTGTCGTGGATGTCTCGATAATCCAAGTCTTCATCGGCATTCTTAATCAAATGATGTACAATTGAATGAACCTTATCCTTTTCTGAAATTTTGTCATGGATGTCGGCAATCTTTTGTTGGATTCCATCTCCATCATCATCAGGCCCATCGGGATGTTTGTCCCATTCCCAATTGTCGTGTGTGTTTCGAGCAGCCTTTACTGCATGATATACAGCAGATTCAATATCTCTATGCATCTTTTCGGAATCACTGTGTGATTTTTCCATCAACAGATTTTTCCCATCATCATTGTAGAGTTCTGGGTTTTTTTGATAAAATCCTTCTTTGGAGGGATACTTTTCATCTGCCCATGAACTAACTTGTGAATGGAATCCCCTTGGAGCAGCCCCATACACTCCATTTTCAGGTCTCCAAATTTTGTGACCTTCGTTATAGAATTGTTTGATGCTTATTCGACCAAGAGGATTTTTGTCAGGGTCTTCTCCCTTTTTGACCAAATATGCAGCAAGTGTGTGATTTGCAATATCTTTTGGGAGATAGTGTTTATTACTTCCACCATCCATATCCATACAAGATGACCAACCACGGTCAGTTGATACACCAGCAACATCATATTTGTTTTTGCTGATAACAATTTCTTTTGGAGTCTTGGCTGCACCGCGAACTGGGTCAGCAGCATACACTTGAGACAAAGACATTGGCTTACCTTTATTGGCTCCAGTCATTGTCAGTTTTCTTGTCCATTTATCATGTTCTCCAGTCAACAGAGAACCAATGCGATATTTCCGCTTCGGATCGGATTCGTGATATGCTGTTCCCGATACATAATCGTCGGTCTTATATCCACGGTCAGAAAGAGCATTTAAGACGATATTGTGATGTGCATCCCAACGACCAGTTTGACCGGACCGAGTAATCGGTTCATCTTTAGAGTCATCATATGGGATGCGAATTCGGTCAGTGTCTCCAAAGACTTCTTTGTGCGGATTACCATACTGATACCAACTGTCAACTTTTTTCTTTTGTTCGTCAGTCAATGCTTCGGACAAAAGTTCAATTGATTCGGCAATAAATTCTGGACTAAAATCTTCTTCCATGATACACTCTTTCTTTGTTATCTATTACTTAGCAAAACGAATACAATCAGCCGGAAAATAATCTTCGGGACATTCTGCTCCCAATGCACCAGCAACAATCTCTGAGCAAAATTCTTGACCGTTCTTTTGTGGGACAAATGGGATGATGAATCGAACGATTCCCCACCAATCGTAACTGTTTCCGAGTCGCTCAATCATATAAGCCAATGCAAACTGTTCGTCCCCTTCAACATCAACCACATCCCATTTGCCGGAATTCAAGTCAATTATTTTTGAACGAACTCCACCATCACGGGAAGAACTTGAGTAGCATTGTCCATCAATAACCAATTCAACATGAGAGTATTTGCTAAACGATCTGGCACAAATTGCCCAATGAGAAATCCAATGGACAAAATCTTTGTTGATTGAAGGTGGGCCTTTGTATAGAGCTATTTTCATCATTCGTTCCAGTCCTCTTTGACAGTAGTTGAATCAAAACCAGACAAAACAACAGGCTTTCCGATAACATCAGAAGCATTCAATTTCTCAATAAGAGATTTTGCTTCATCGGTATTCACATCATAGAACAAGGTTAGATGTGGTTTGAAATCATTGTACGAGTGTTTCAACCCTTCCATCTTGAGGTATTCGTGGATTTTACTCAATCCCGAATCTTCCAACTCCAAAACGATACACGTCACTCCATCTTCTTCTGAATCAAATCCAGACGCATGTGAGATTTTTGTTTCGATTTTGTTCGGAAACTTCTTTTCAACATTTCTCTTGATGGTATTTGGGTTTCGAGTCGATTCTTTTGAATACATCAATGTTACGTGAAACTCTTTTGAAATCTTTCCTGTTTTTGGTTCAATTTCAATTTTAGGCATGGAAGAAACACCAATAGAAACGTAGTTTCCTTTCTTGGTGTCAGTTGCTTCTTTGAGGTAATTGAGAAATATGTTCATCCGAGCGCAATCGCTAAAGCCAGCGCATCAGATGTGTCGCTGGGTATTGTTATGTCTTGGGTTCCATCAAAAGCAACGCCGTTGATGGTTCTTGCTGTTGCCAATTTTGTTGCCGAAGCCACGTTCCAGTTATATCCAACAACACGGATGGTATTTCCAGTGTCTTTGTAGAACATCTTACCATCTGCGTAGTTAATCGCAACTTCGCCATACTGAAGAGAGTTAGGAGCAGCACCAGCCACTCCTGATCGTTTCGATAAGATTGTATTCGCCATTTAATCACTTAGAATGTTCCACCATCAATAACGATATTATCGAAAGTCGTTAGACCAACAATACTACCACCAGTGATATTTACGTTGGATGCGTCCTGTGTGGAGATGGTACCAAGCCCAAGCGTCGCTCTTGTCGTAGTAGCATCAATGTCATCAATGATAGACCTACCAAAAGAAGTGATTGTTGCCAATGCTGCTGTTGTTGCGCCAGTATAATACGCCAGTCTGTCAGCAGCAGGAGTCAGTCCACCAATAGAAGACAATGCAGCAGACAGAGAGTATGTGACGTTACCTGCAACACCATCTGCGTTTGTTACCGAAATTCCTGAGCCAGAAACAGCAAATGACCGGGCAGCAACTGTCCCAGCAGCAGTTCGAGCAGAGAATCCGTTGGTCGCCAAGTTATGGAAAGCCAATGCTTGTCCGGTCAACTGAAAGTCATTACCAACCTTTGTTACACCATTAGATGCTGTGAATGAGCCAGCACCAGAGAATTGAGTAAACGTAAGAGATGTTGTTCCGAGTGTGATTGGAGCATTGGTGGAAAGTGTCCACCCAGAGTCGGCATTGACCGTTCCTTCTTCAACGAACGTAAACATTCCGGGAGTAACTTCAGCGGAAATTTCTGCATCACTTGAGCGAGCCCATGCCCCAGCAGCAACGACATAAATTCCATTATCAGCCGCAGTTGTTTGATTCTTAACCAAAACCCGGTCACCTGCAATCAGAACCACTCCATCAATAGTTTGGGTTCCAGACAGCGTGATGTTGGCGGTTGTTGCTACTCTAACGGATTCTTTAATATCCAATCCCGCTGCTTTGGAATCAACATACAGCTTCGTTGCAGCATCAGCATCAGCCGTTGGTGCTGCCAAGTTTGTGATTCGTTGACTGTTCATTGAGACCGCAGCAGTTGGTACCGCCATTTGATCCAAACGAGACGTGCGAACTCTTGTGTCGAAGTCGGAAATGTCGGCAGCAACCATCTGTGTTCCAGATGTTACTCGACCCTTAGCATCCACTGTCAGTTTCGTGTATGTTCCGGCAGTTACGCCACTATTCGCCAAGGTGAGTGCTACTGTGGTTGAGCCAGAACCAGTTGCATCTCCGGTAAAAGTGATGGACTGGTTTCCAGTGATATAGTTCTGTGCTTTAACAAATGCAGTTGATGCTGCCTTGACAGAGTTATCTGAAGTTGCAACTGTTGGTACTTCTGGCGAACTGGAAAATGTTTTAATCCCAGCAATCGTTTGGTTCCCTGTTAGCATTGTTACTGCACCGCGACCACCGATAGCATCTACCGTAGTTGCAGTGCCACCAGCCCCACCAGTACCGTTACCGTAATACAGCGTGTTGTCTGCTTCGTTGAATGCCAATTCGGCATTCTGCAATGAAGCTGGTGCTCCAACTGCTCCACCAGAACTGCGTCTTTTGATTCTAATCGTATTTGCCATTAAAAGTTTCCTCCGTCAACTATTTCTTGTTTGTTAACATCAACCCATGCTCCGATTGATGCATTAAAAACAAGAACGTCATTGTCATTTGCTTGTGTTATGTTTACTGGAAATCCACCGATCGTCCCAGAACCTGTTGCTGCTATAGTGATGTCCTGTGAGCCATCAAACTCAATGCCATTGATATGAACAGGCGTGGCTAACTTTTCGGTTGTGTGATTCTTCTTTTGAATGTCACTCAACCGCTGCTCGATATATTCCTTTTCGATACGAGCATCAAGTCTCACAATTTATCCCAATGCAATTGCCATTGAAATTGAATCTGCTTCAATAACTGTGATTGTTTGTTCAATGGTTGTTGTTGCGTCTTTTAACGCAATGAAGTTATCATCAACTTGTTCCATAGTTAGTGGAACCGCTATGGTAGTGTCCCCTGCATGGGTTCTAACGCGAAGTGTCAGTGGAGCAGTCATTTTTCTTCCAATTTAGTTATTAATTGTTGAACAAGTTTTTCAAGAGAGTCAACTTTTTTATTCAATGAATGGACTTCTCTTACTCTATCCAGTTCTTTCATATATTTACCATGAGCTTCTGGGTCATATATTGAAATCGCCCCAGCATCTGTTCTAAATGCTCCTTGAACGATTTCTCCCATTTGATCCTTGATTCTAATCATGCTAATGTGATTGCTCTGTATTTTTTAATGAATGGCATCTTAGTGGATACGCTTGACGACGGAACCATTTTCAAGTCATATACATCAAATGGCGAAATGTTGTTCAGATAAAAGACAAATTCATGAAAATCTGTGCTGTTCGTTGATTTGTTCCGTAATGTGTCACATTTCATCAATTTCCATTCGTTTTCAGTATGGATGCTTGAATCAGAACTCAACGATGTCCTGATATACCAATCAACATTAGTTTCAGGCATAGATGAAAGTGTACAGAACAGCTTGATTGAATCGGATACAGTTTTAAGCTGAATCTTTTTTGTGATGTATCGAGAATATGCATTTCCCTTCGTCTTAATTTCCGTATTGATAGGGAAAATCGAACAATATGCTGTCGCAGCAACACCTGATTGTGGAGGCTCAATCACAATCATTGGTGGCTGTGTCAAACCATATCCACTATTGATTATAGTCAACCCAGTCACTTCCCCTGACGAAATTGTTGCAGTGATTGTTGGCAAAATGTAGTCTGTTGATATTTCAATCTCAGAAACAGAAACGGTGACGTTTGGTGCAGTTGTGTATCCGATTCCACCAAATGTAATCGTCGTTCCACTAATCCCAGAACTGGAAATCGTTGATGTTAAGTCATCCGTCCTTGATTGATTATTGATGGCGTTTGTGTATCCAAAGAAATTAACACCAGTCCTCATGTCAATAATTGGAGACAAGTTTTCATTTGTCGTTGACATGACTACCCCGATTTCCATGCTATTTGAGTTATTCATCATTGAAAACTCATTATCTCGGGATGCGAGCAGAACTGGATTATTCAACGAGATGTTGGCATCCACTTGGAGTTCTATTGTTTCACCAACACCATATCCTTCAGTTGTAGTCTTGACTGAAGTTTTAACCTCGGTGTCTTGAAAAGTTTTTGTTAAAAATTGAGGTGAAATATGATGTAGCTTTTTATTTGTTGTGATAACAAAGTTCGGTTCAACAGTAGTCCTGATTTGGGCTCCAGTTCCGGCTCCAATAATACTGATTGTTGGGGTGCTCGTGTATCCAGAACCTTTATTGGTGATTTCTACACGAGAAATCTTCCCATTGATGACTACTGGAACAGCCGTTGCCGTTACTCCGTTTGGAGGAGAAGATATAGTAATGGTTGTGGCGTTTGTGTAATTTCTACCACCATCTGCAACGTGAATTCCTCGAATGATGTTACTGGATTCTATTTTTCCAGATACAGTTGCTGCTGCTCCAACAATAAACTCCACGACATAATCAGACAAAACTCGATAAACATTCCATGTTCCATGTAGATTTTGTCCGGGAATGCCGTTATATTCCCCATCAACATCCACATCAAGTTTTAGTTTGGAACCAACAGTCAATCCATGCTGTGCCGTTGACGAAAACTTAACAATGTCCGATCCCGCTGTTGTCGTAAACATTTTACCAGAAACAGTATGTGGAGTTGCGTTCGCAATAAAGGTCAAATCGCTTGGGGTCGATGTGTCAAATTTTGCTATATTCAGCTTAAATTTAATGTCTTCAGACTGTTCCGGCGTCCACGTGTAGTTGTTTTGCGACTTGAACATCGACCCAACGTGAGGTTGTGAGAAAATTGTTCTACCATTCTCAATGGACTTCTCTCCCATTCTTGACGTCCAAAGATTATATTTGTTTGAGTTGGACATGACAACAAAACAGTAATCTCTATCTTCTTCAAGATACACTGGAGCATTGAACACAAATCGAGTTGGGACAAATGCATTATTGGATACGAAAATATGTTCTGGGTTTCTCGTTGCAAAAGCATCCACGTTCCAATCAGAAAATTCTGTTGGAAATCCATTCTCCATTTTACGAATCTCTACTCTAACTGGAATAGTGTCATCTTTTGATTGGAAATATAAATCAACCGAAGTCAAGAAGCACCCCCCAGTAACTCCATGTGTAAAGAATGACTGAGCGAGTGGATCACTTCTGGCAGGGGGAACTTCGCTCGTAAATTGCGTTACGGTTGTTGTTATTGTCCGAGTGTTGTCATATACTTCAAGCGTCCCCTTCGTACCATATACTGCCCTTGCTGTGCCATATACGTTTCCATGAACAAGCAACATTGACTGATCGGAAACATCGCTTACAATAATCTCCCTGTCGCCCGACAACCAACGATTAGCAATGATATTGAATACAAAATAACATTCACCAATGCCATTACTAATGATGTCGCCGTTTAGAGCACCGGCAGTGTTGGTATTGTCAATTGGTTGACAATACTCATTGACGTTTTCTCCATCAAAGAAAACGAACATTTTGGTGTTTGGTCGAGCATTCCGAAGTCTTACGGTAACGGATGATGGTCGGATATACGTAATAGAATTTCGTGATGCGAGGGTTCGAGAAATTGAAGTTGCCATAGAATGTTCCTAATGTGTTATCATATTTATCACTCGTATAGGAGACCGTCTTGCTCAAGACGGTCTCCTAAAATTTTATAGATCAGTTGGATCTTTACCTTTTGGTTAATTTATGCCAACAGAGTTTTGGGTTTGAACTGTTTGTGTTGGTATAACTGGAGGAACTGACACTGGAATTGCATTTATAGGGTTTGTTATTGGTGTTTGGATAGCTCCGGGCAACAAAGCTGCTGGCATCGTCTCAAATCTGGTTTGGAAAAGCGGCAAGTCTATTCCCAAAATTTGTTCAGCTTGTTCCAATGTATACCCACCAAATGCGCCAACTGCAATAATTTGCTGAATTGTTCCTCCAGCCGAAATGTGTTCTGCTGCACCTTCTTGGGCTGCTGTTCGAGTGAACGTCTGTCCTGACGAAGTTGTTCCAACTCCAGTTGGAATATAGAATGCTGCTCCTCCAGTTCCATATATCCACAAATCAGTCTCTGTGGGCACAGGTGCAGGACTTGGTGCAGGACTTGGTGCAGGTGCAGGACTTGGTGCAGGAACATCAATCGTGATGGTAACAACTGGGGGCTCTGGTGCAGGTGCTGGTGCAGGTGGCGGTGAAACTACAACCGGAACTGGCGGGACAAAAATCCATTCGATGTTAGTTGCATGAACAACTGTTTCTGGGTTATCCAAAACCTCTACCCAAACGTCGCCGGGAGGAGTCAGTGTCAGTTCACCGTTCCACGCAATAACAAGAAATGGATTCAAGTTTGTGACACGACTCGACACTCCAACTTCAGCCAATGGGACTTCTGTGTAGTTTAGAGTAAGAACCCCATTACTGATCCTATAACCACCAGATGTGGCATTCCAAAGAACCATCGAAATAACATCTTGCTCTACTCTTGGGTAAATTCCAAGTTTGGAGTTGAGCGATGCTGAAAATCCATCATTTGTTATGTCGGCCATCCCAAATGGGTCTTCCATACTTTCAATCAAGTATCCAGATTTGAATCTCTCAATTCCAGTTGCATCATCAATGACCGGAATCGACATCAGAGCAGATTCTGCCGCACTTAGTGTTGAAAACTCTTCGAGCATTGACACCCGATCGTCGATATTCTTAATGTCGTTCATTGAATACCGATTAACAGCAACTCTTGTTTCTGAAATGTCGTTTATGTTGTATGTGTATGCTGGAATTTCAAATCGAGAAATCTCATAGACATCTTCTGGAATTTGTGGAGGATTCGGTTTGTCTGATGGGGTTCCACTCAGAACTTTAAACTTAGAATCTTTGGTCAAACAGATGGAATCAATTCTTCCGATGTATTTTTGAACGGAAGTTGTTACTATTGTGTCTGATACAACAATGTTTGATGGGGAATAATATGTTTTTCTAAAATCAATGACGTCTCTTAGGCTATATCTTTGACCAGTAGCAACAGACTCATATGTTGGGATGTTTTCACTCAGAATTCCATTGTAGGAGTCAACACTAAAGAAATCTCCCGGAGTGTGGAAAAAATATTTATAAGAGATTGTCAATGTTCCTGATGGAAGAGTATACCCCGTTTTCAGTTTAAGTTTCGATAGACCATATTCATAGTCATTAGCGCCCGAGTCGAGAGTCCAGAGATTTATTGTCTCAACGCCGCCACAAATAACAGAAACGATCTCATAAACGTCGGCGTGATCGAGCGTAACATTAGCAGTCGATGGTTTCGTTGTCGAATAGTTTGTTAGAGATTTTGTTCGAGGGGTTGCTCCTTCTACATTGACTTGTGCATATACAGATACCCCACCAATAGGAGCAGGACTCGACCTAACAATAGCAGTTCCGGTTCCATTGATAGAATAGTTGCCGATAGAATCGCTTCCACTTGAAGTCAGTGCAATAAAGTTACCAACTTCAATAGGCACGATTGTTCCAGTCACTGTCGGAGTCGTCGTGCTTCCTTCTGGAATCAACAGACGAATAGTGTGTGTGTATTCGAGGTCGAATGCATTTGCAGAATTTTTTAGTGCTTTTGTTGCAGTTGTTGGGAGTTTAAATATGCACCCAACCTGACCATTGTTCGTAATTGTCTTTTTTGATTTTATGACAACTTGTGTACTTGCACCAACAATTAGGTCTCCTGTTTTTGGAGCATCGGCAATAGTGTGGCGATGTGCATACAGTTTGCCGCGAGACAAATCATAGAAAGCAACGGTTGCAGTTCTAAGAGAAGTTGAATGAACCACAACCTCACCAACAGAATACGTACCAGAACTCAATGGAACATCGTACTCAGAAGATACTTGGGCGAAAAACTCACCAGAAGCCGTTCTAATAGAACCAATATCATCGTACGTTCCTGTGGCAAGATATACATCAGATACAAATATTTTGTAAATTGTATTTGTGCCATCCCCGGAGTGATAATCAATATACAGAACTTTGGCTGTTCCTATCTGGGTTCCGCCTGTTGAAGAAGAAATGTCCCACAGTTGAATCAATTCACGATTGAAAATGTCAAGACTACCAACAGCCATTGACGCAAAGAAAAATTGACCGTAACTCGGTTTAAGAGTAGCTTCCGTTTGTTTTACGTGAGTTGTGGTTCGAGCTTTGTCTGCAACAATGGTAGTCCCTGAAATTTTTTCAATTGGAAACCCATGAAAATATGCTTTACCAGAAGAAACATTGTATACAAATTTTTCGAGATTACCAGCCTCATAAACCCCATCATTAATCCGAGTCTTTTTATGCTCTCTGATTTTAGTATCAAATCCATTGACAATATAGTCACCGGACTCATCATACGTTCGTGTAGCCAAAGATTTTTCAAGTTCGTTGTATTTTGGAGAGCGAACATGCTCAGTCATTACTCCTTCTTCAAACCGCATTATCTCAATGAAGTTATCTGAAATGGGTGATCCGAGTGGTAGTGTGGTCAGATTCAATGAAATTTTGAACCGATCTGCTCCCGGAGCCGCAAAATTATAAGTTCCCTGTGCAGGATCGAGCAGAGACCCATCAGCAGACGAGTTGATTGTTTCTTCAACAATCTTGAGTAGAACGTGGACTGATGGAGAAGACGAATACTTTGAAATTACTTCAATTTGTGGATGACAATATACAAAGTGTCCATTCACATAGAACACTCCGGCTTTGATGAAGGCAACTGCTCCCAACCCAATAGAATTTGTCGAATGAGTAGAACACGACAATGATGTCTGGCCTTCGACATAGAGAGTCTCTCCATCTAAGAAGGTCAGTTCAGAATTGTTGCCCCCAGACAAATATGACAAGTAGAAGGTGATCGGATCAGTATTGGTGCTTCCAATAGATTTTTTTACATATGCTCTAACACCAGAAGACTGTCCAACAATGATTTTTTCATTAAAAGCAGAAAAATCAACAGTTGATGAATTATATGTTGGTTGAATTTTAACGTAAGGAACGGAAAGTTCTACATCAGAATTTCCTGGGAGTACCATCGACCCATGCTTAAATACATGCGATCCAAATTGTTCAATCTGATTTTGAAGCATGGTTTGCATTTGCGTGAGTTCTCTTGCCTGAACTGCAAATGTTGGGTTAAATAGAATCCTATGAAACCCTTTTGTTTTATCAAAATCGTCATACCAAGGATTGATGTTGAAATTTGTTTCCATTGTTTTATAGCTTCATGTAGGTTTTAATCGTCACTGATTGACTTGCATTAAATGCAAAAGCATAATCAGCAGATGTGAAAAGCATTTCTCCCGAATACTTATTCGCAAGAGGGATGGCACTTATTGTGTTAACTGTATAGCTGTTCACTGTATTGGTTGTGGTTAATATATCTCCAACCAGTAAATTTTTCGTATTCAACGGAAGAATCACGCATACGTTTCCTGGAAAAATATCAATTACTCGATATAGACTGTCTCCGTTTTTAAGAACGTCGTCTTTTACGATTCCGAATGTTCCACTGAGAGTTGCTGTATATGTTGTCAATGCAAATTGTTCCGTGACATTATTTCCAGTATACATTTTTGATGGATTTTTTAAGATTCCATATTGACGAAAATCTTGTGAAATGTTTGCAACAGACTCTGTTGAATATCGAATAATTGAATGGAAACATACCGTATCGGCAAACAATTCTCTTGTTGGATCTTTCCCGTGTCCACCAACGGGGGATAGAATTGGATATGCTTCGGCAGAAGTTGCTGCTGGGTTATTGCTGATGTTGTTTCCAGCAATAACAACTCTGGCATTGGTATATCCTGTCCCCGGGTTCGTGACTGTGATGCCAACAAACTGTCCATTTTGTAAAATTGGAATTGCTGTTGCTCCACTACCATCGCCAATGATCGAAATAGTGGCTGATGTATAATCGGAACCAATTTCGGTCAATTTTATGGCATGGATTCCACCATCAATTGATGTTGATTCAACCAATGATTGTTCGGTTGTGATGTCGTTATTCCCAATAAATGCAGTCAGTTCAACTCCCGTCCCTTGACCTACCACATTCAATGTCATGAATGTGTATCCACTGCCTCTATTTTCAATCACAACATCTTTGATTTCACCATCAATGACCACTGGAGTAACTGCTGCTCCTTCTCCATCCCCGTCAATTTCGATATACGTCGAACCGCCAGCAGGGTATCCGATACCGGGGTCATCAATCGTAACTCGAACAATTTTTCCGCCTTGAACGATCGGTCTGATAACCGCTGTTGGATTCCATTTACCAGTCCCAGTCCCATCGTCTGAAATGACAGATATAGTTGGAACAGAAGTAAATCCGTCACCAGAATTGCGAATATAAACAGAAACAATTTCTCCAGAAGTTTCCGAAACGACTGGAACCAGTTCTGCAAGAGTGGTTGGATTTCCTCCAATAACATTTAAAGATACGCGAGGAACATCAAGATACCCCGTTCCGCGTGATTGAATAATCACGGATGTGATTGAGCCAGAGTCATAGTTAGAGTCTGCCATTGACCGTTGAACCGGGATATGAGCTACTGACTCAAACTTCTTACGCTTAACCAACGGAACGGTATACATGTATTTCCACACATATCCGTCAGGAGTTGTGACCATCGAAATGGAATTACCAAATGGTTTTACTGTCGATGTTGCATTGTTGTTATTGTCAATACACTTGTACACATCGAAGGTGTCTGTTATGACGTAAAACCTTTTACCTATCATATCAATAGTGGAATCCCACATATCATAAACTTGACCAAACTCCCAATCAATTCTTGGAATAACGAGAGAAACGTCATTGCCTGTGATTTTCTCCATTGCAATGATTTCATTGCGAATATCAAGTTCGCTCGAAAGAGTGTTTTCAATTGTTACTGGAGGTTCGTCTGAAACATCCCAAGGTAATACCTTACCCAAAAAATAGTAATAGCTGCTACGACCCATGCGAACATCGTCAATCAAATTGTTCGCAAGGGTATAATGGAAAGGAGACTTAACAAGAAATGTTGACATGGTTTTTCCGATTAGTTGATCGTCACGTCCCACTCAATAGTCAGAACATCTGTTGCCTGTTTATTAAAAACCCCAAAGGTGGTTCGAGCAAGCATGGTTCCACCAGATGCCGCATTAAAAAGACCTGCTTCAGTCAACGCCCCACTACCAACGCCCGCAGGAAACGTCGCAGTGAATGTCAGGGTTCGAGACAAAACTGCCACTGAAGTCAGTGCTACCCGAGAAATTTGGGTTCCAAGAGTGGTGTCTGTCACAATCGCCGTTGCTGAACCAGAACCTACCGCCATATGACTAATCGGGCTCATTGTGGCTGCGTTCATTCTCGATGCAATGAATTCTTTGCCTGCATTGACGACCAAGTTCTTTACTTCCCGCTGTTCTTTGATGTTTCCATCAGAGTCTCGCAGAGTAATTTTAAGTTTTCCTGTTGGGTTTACATTGTCTTTCATGTTAATTCCTTTGTGGTTTGAGTTACTTATCCAAGAATGATTTGGTCACTCACGTAGTCAGTTGACCAATATCCGTTTACAGCATATGGTGGAATTGTTGCTGTTGCAAAATCCGTTATCAGTGCTCCATCAATTAAGGCTTTGGATATGAGATTTGCAGTGAAGTCATTGACTATCATTGCCTCACTCAGCGACTTTGTTATGTTTTTCTTGGTCGTATCACTTGTCGTTACGGTCTCAATGAGATTCCGTTCAACAGACTTTGATATACCGTCCCACACAACAATTGGATTATCTCCACCAACCTTATCGAACCCGCCATATGCATCATCCCAGTAACCAATTTCGACGTATCTATCAATAATTTTTCCTTCATCGAAGAACTTATTGACAAACTTTCTCATTCCTGCATCAACCGGATCGACCACATCATCGAATACCATAAAATATTTACGGATGCGATACACATCAAACGATGGAGTAATGTCGAAAGATACGGTTTTGACCATATCAGCAAAAGACTTCATTCCAGCAGGATGAACCATCGGCAATAGAGTATGTTCATAGTCAGTGAGGTTTACGTCACCGTGAATCACATACGAAAATGGTTGATAGTAGTAATTATCTTGAAGAACGATGTTGGGAGTATTCAATCGACCATCATCAGTAGACCATTTGCCGGGATATAATGCTACTCCACCAGAAACAATACTTAGAGTCGCAACGGACGCCAAATACGTTGAAATGGTTAGCCCAATAGACCCTGTTGGCAATCCAGACGTTTGCTCATTGACGATGCTATCAACTAAAAAATTTCCACCAGAAACCCTGTCACTTATTTGATAAACCGCATCAGTAAGTTTTAGTTGATGGTATACCTCTGTTGGAGAAACAACAGAAGAAGTATATGTGAATGATGAAGTTTGTGGATAGTTTTTATATGGTGAAATATCAATTTTTAGATTTTCTGGATGACCGTAACCGAATTGAATCATTTCACACGAGGTCAGGGTTCCTTGTGGTCCAATTGAAGTCACTTTAAAAACAGAATCTCTATGAGTGCCAGTCACTCGAAAAACTTGTCCTATCCTAAATCCTTTTCCAGAAGATACTACTTTTATCTGAGTTGGCGATGGAAGAACTGTTCCAACAAACAATACCTCTCCATTTTCAGCATATCCAACGATTCTGTTTCCAACATCAGTCTCTATTTTTTGACCAGCATCAAACGTCAACCAATAATCTTGTAGAGAATCTACCCGAGTGGCTCGCAATGCTGTTTTATATGAGACCACACCACTCGATTGAGTTATTGCTAGGTTTATATTTGTTTGTCGAGTAAATTCACCATACGTCAACCTAACAAGTATCTCAGATTCACGAGTCCATCGACCATCAGATGCTCTGAGTATGTTTTGGGATGGGTATGTTATCTCGACATCAACATCAAAGAACAACCGAAACAGAAGTTTAAAAGATTCCTCAGTTCCCTTGGCTCGATATACGTCATATGCTCGTTTGGCAAATTTTCTCTTGTCTGCTGCCATCTTGTGTGGCATGCGAGAAACTTCCTCAAAATTTCCATTAAGGATATTTGAATTTGTTGTGAATGAATCAAAATACTTTAGAATATCTCTTGTGAATGTATTCTGTTCTTCTTCTGACTCCATGAATTCATAGTAGTATTCCAAAAACAACGGCAACATTGAAGTTGTGTTGTCTGTGACAAATTCTGGAATTTGTTCGCTGATTAGAGTTTCAATCTGAATGTGATCTTTACTCATGTTGTCTCAACCTTCGATTTAATGGTTAGGTCGCTGTCGGTAAAAGTCAGAATCATATTTCTCTTTGGACGAACATCAAATGAAACGGGGGAACCATATACTCCAATGTTTGTTCCCGAAAATGATGATATGTTCATTTTCGGAATAGTTAGCTTCCCATTGATGTAATCAATAGTCCCGACATTTGAATTTCTCGTTACAACTTCTCCATTGATTATAGTATACAAAAACAGAATTCCGTCATTGTCCCCAATGAAGAGTTGTTCGGCGCTACCATATACTTGTATTGGAGTGCTTTTGATCGATCCATTTACCAATTCAGACATGAACGATATGTGATAATGAGAGTCTTGTCCGAGTTTTGGGACAAGGATTTTCTTCAACCCAACCTTAGTTTGATTCGATATGATAGACCCTTCCATTGAATCAATTTCACTAATGGTTGTTGAATAGTGAAAAACCGATGAAAACTTATTCAAATTGTTTGATAGGAAAGATTTAAGTTTCAAAAAAACCGTAGATTCAATTGAACCAGCCGACAGTGATGTTTTTCGTGGATCAAATGAAACAACACTATCCAAAACGATATACATATACTCTGGGTCAACAATTTCAGTTTGAATTGCCAGAATTTTTTTCTTGTCAATTTCTCTCTTAATCTCGTTACGCATCTCCGCACTTAACTTTTCTGTTGTGTTTGGCAACTTAACAGAGATAAAAACTTTTCCATAGATTGGCGGATCGTTAACCTCACCTCCCCAAGTGGAGACAGATTCAACTGGAAATGTATTTGGAATTAGGACTTCAAAATCGTCCTCTGTCACTGCTCTATTATTTGCCAAGACCGACGACAATGCGGATTTACGTATATCATCAATCGACTCTGCTTCTGATCCACCAATGGCAGAAATTTTTGTTGTGACGATTGCATTTGAATATCCATCGGCGTTATCATCAAATCTAAAATTCTTTGCATAGTTTCCAATAGATTTATTTGTGATGACGTAATCAAGAATGACGATGTTTCCATCTTCTATCTTGTGTCCAATAACACCGTCTCCAAAATAAATCTCATACCGACCACGCTCATTCATTCGAGTGAAGAATATCTTGGAGTCTCTGGTTTTACCAATGATGTCTTGACAGTATGTGTAATCAATTGTCTCGGTATTTGTTGCAGATTTTTGAACTCTGACTCGAAGAGTTGACATATCAACAACATCACTCTGCACTTCAAATTTATGAGAAGTGTTTTGCGGAAGAACCAAATACTTGAACTGTGTCAACGTCCCTTCATGGATAACAACATCCCTGAATATGTAACGGTTATCCGTCCTATATGTGACGTATGAGTCTCTGTTATTGAATGAGAGAACGCTTGAACCAACAGTCGATGTGAACAGCGACCCGCGCCGAAGAGTTATTGACGCAGGAGAGTCGGTTGGAAAAACCTCGATGTCGATTATTGCATATGCTGATCTTGCTGAACGAGGGGTATATCCGAGTCGGTGAGCATGCATGGCAACCGTTTCTCGCTTTACTGCTGTATCAAGAAAAGACTCTCCGGCAAGCATATTTGCAATAACACCATTATAATGCGTGTTATATGCAAGCAAATTTAGAATAACATTTAGACCAGACCCAGTAAAATCATAATCTGTAAACTCTGGTTTTGAACGAAGAAAATCGACAAGATTTTGCTTGATGTTATCGAAATCCAATTCAGATACGCGAAGATTTTGACTCATAGAATTCTATCCAGTGAAATTGTTGTTTTTAGAGTTTCTTCTGTTCCAATTATTTTAAAGTAAATCGTAACATCGACTCCAGTTTTTTCGGCAAATGGAACCACATCAACTTTAATAATCTCAACTCTTGGCTCGAAGTTTGTGACGATATACTCAACAGCGCGTTTGATGTTTGCCAGAACATCGTTCGTCAATAGTTCAAAAAGCAAATCTTGTATTGGTGAATATATTTCAGGATGAAATGGGTGATCGAATCTCCTTGCCATTACCAAATTTCTAATGGACGTGACGATTGCGTTAGTATCAACCCTTCGGGTTAGGTCATTTGTGATAGGGTGAGGAAGAAATCTCAAATCAATATCAATGAACTTCGCTCTTCTTGATTTGATTTCAATCATTTCTTGATTCCATTCGATATTTCGTGGAGAGTTTGTACCCAGTTTTGAAGCAACTCAAGTTTCAAAACTTCTCGTTGGTATAAAGAATAGTTTCGGATTATCACCTTAGATACTGATTCTATATCACTCGTTCCTTCGGGAACCTTTTCGAGTTCTGGGGACGGTTCCATTAACTTTGATGGCGGAAGTGGATACTCAATTCTTAGTGGCTGCGCTGTTGTGCAACCAGATAAAACCATCACCAATCCGACAATCTTTAGACTCTTCTTTGAGAACATCGTCAACCTTTTTTATGAGTTCTTCGCCTTTTTGGACAACAATTCTGTCCCGATAGACGATTTCTTTTTTAACATTTTCCGTTTTCTTTTCAACAATCTTCACAACAGTCTTGGCTTCGCTCACCATCTGGTCAATAATCTTTTGTTTTTCAGACCTTCCATTATGAACACCATATGCATATGTCAGGAGCAATACGAAAATAGCCAGAAGAAATCCAATCAACATTCCAGCAAGTTTATTCGGGATCATGTTTCTTAATCCTTGGTGTTGAGGCATCAATTGCAGCGGTTGTTACCATGTCTTCTGACACACCAAGACACTTCTTGACCTTTTCTTTGGCTTCTTCCAACGTCCCAGCACCAATCGTAAATTCACCAGACGAAGTTTTAACAGAAAACAAATTTCCTTCAGTGACCACATCAACCACAAAATCAAGTTGAGTGGATTCAAGTATACATTCTTCTTCGGGAAGTCCAATATCAGACTCAAGAACAACGTCCAACAATTTGAGATACGATTCTTGAACATCTTCCTTATACATAGACGGAATTGCCAATGGCTTCAAAAGAGCCATTGCAACAGCAATTTTTCGCAATCTTTGTTTCCCTGACGGAAGGTCATTGATAATCTGCTTGACTTGAAAAGCCATCTTGTGAAGTTTTGTATAGTGGATTTCCTCGGAATCACTTGGTTGTCTTTTTTCGTTTCCATTTTCATCAATGATCCCCAATGAAAATGCCTGTTGCTCATTGAAAGGTTTGAGCAACATTTGCATAATTCGATATGCGTAGATTCGGTCAATTTCTTTGATCATTTGAAAATTTCCTGAAGTTCAATAACGGTTTGACTATCAATACTTACATTAAGCGTCCCTGAGTCAAGCCACCCAAGATGTGAAATTATTGGAACCAAGACACCAAGTTCTGGTTCTTTGATTTTGAACAAAAGCAAATCTGTTGCATCTTTTCCAAAACAGTTGTAAAATATAATCACATGATTGACCAATCTCTGAAGATTTTCACGAGTAATCATGTATTTTTTAATGGCTCGATGAATAGTGGTATTTCCATTCAAGTCATATTGAAATTCTTCCAACGAAATACATGCTGGATTGTCATATGAGTGCATTGCTCTGGATAGATATTCTGCTTCTGTTTTGATCATAAAGAAAAAGGCCCATTCGGGCCTTGTTTTGTTGACTTACTCTTATTTAGCTGATTGTTCATCAAACAAAATCGGATCATCCAAGATGCTCAGAGCCCGTCCTGTTCCAAGCAAACCGAGAGCCTCAAGAGCAATAACACCATCTCTCGTGTCTTGTCTGTCAAGGTCAATATAGGTCGCAGCATTTACCTTTGCTTGGTATCGACGCATTGCTGCCGCCTGAACAGTTGTCCCTTGAGAAGCCAAGTCAATTGCAATAGCTTCGGCATCAGTAAACCTGTTAATGAACGCCAATTGAGTGATGTGTCGTTTTTCAACGACGGGTTGAACTGGTGGTTGTTCAATTACACCGTCCCATTCCATCACCTCACCTGTACCGACTACAGTAAACGGCAATATAGCACCGTCACACATATAGCAATCTTCAAGGGTTTCTATGACGTGATATGGACCAAACTTAAATGAAGGTGTTAAGATTTGTTTCATACTGCTTTAATCTTTCTTAAAAATACTTTATTTGATGATTGGACATGAACGGAACTCCATGCTTCAGATTCATTTGGGAGAATATAATAAGAAGAGGCGTATAGTCCAAATCCACCCAACGTCTGCTTGGCTTTAGTCCCCGATGTCACAACGTATATGTATGGACTATCAACTCTAGGAGGAGACACGTGTTTAGCCGTAGATGTTCTTAGAAATTTAAGACCAATCGGCACCATCTTGGTGGTCATATCGGAGTATGATACATATGGATTGTTTCCTGAAATACCAACGGAAATGTACGACCCATTTGGCGATATAATCATCTCTGATGTAGTATATCCGAGGTTATACGCAGGACTTGATGTTTCAGATTCTCCAGTCGGTATCGAGGTGCCGACAATGGGGGTTCCAGAATTGTTGTCAGTGATTACAGTAACTCTACCGGAAGCACGTATAATAATTTGATTTGATACAACAAGCGTTGTGATAACAGCAGCGTTCTGGAAACCAGATATTGAAACTATAGATGACGCGGAAAATCCGGCTACTGTCGCATCAATCAACTCACATTTAATATCGCCATTCGTGTCAGACCAGATAAAAATGTATTTTCCGGTTGACAGTTGTTGTAGCCGAACTGAATCATATGTAGTGGTAAACGATGAACCACTATTTTGAAACGAACCATTCAAAGTTGATAAAGTATTTCCAGACAATTCTATCAAAAATACCCCGGCGCTACCAGCAGAATCCCCAGAAACTGCTAAAATTTTACCTTCAGAAGTAACCGTCATTGGGCAGTCTCGTCCACGATCATATGCCAGAGACAAAGCCGAACCGACTGAAGGAACTGTTCCCGTAACTGTAATCGCTCTTATATAAGGAACTCCTGTGGTACCGGCATACTTAATTACCATTGCCGAACCTACAATCAGAGGGGCTTGTAGACTAAGCAATGTTGCTGTGCCATCCCCGGGAGTCAATACTGGAGTACCGACAGATATGCTGGAACCAGTAAAACTAATAACAGTTGATGAAAATGTAGTCTGTGAATTTGATGAACACAATAGCAGTTTATCGGTAGAGATCAAACCAGCTTGAACATAAAAAACTGTACCAACACTACCTGTCCCTAAAAGTGTAACTGTTCCAAAATTTTTCGTGGTCTTATTATAAACGACGATATAGAGTGATTCAATAGAATTCGATGTCGTAGAAAATATCAAGGCTTCTCTATTCGCATCAATGTTCACAACAGTCTTAATCTCGGAAGCTGTCCCACCAACAGCTACATTCAAATATGCTTCTCCGTCAATAATCAAATCCGACGAATCATATCCTTGAGCGATGGTAATGTCTCCACTTCCAAGAACAGAAGCACCATTGACGGTTTTGATGTTTGTTCCAGAAACCAAAACATCTTGCTTTGCAGTCGAAACAGATGAAACTCCAGCATCTACATACTGCTTGGTTGCAGCACCTAACGCAGCGGTTGGATTTGCCGATAGAGTCAGAAGACCTGTCATTGTGCCGCCAGAAGCAGCCAACACATCAGCCAAAAGAACCTTTTCTCCCAACAGAACACCAAAGAATGATGTTCCGATTGCTGGTGCTGCACTGAAAGTGATATTGGAACCAGATACAGTAAAGCTACCATTCGGTTCTTGGATAACACCGTTCAATGAAATGATTAATGCCTCTGCAATTGCAGGAAATACGGGAGAACCGGACGAAGACAAAACGAATGAAGTTGTCGCTCCATTAAATGTCAGATTGTCCAGTTTCTTGTGTGTCCCAATTTGAGGCGAAGTGCCTTGATATGCCATATGTTTATCCTTGTGATCCGTGTGTATTATTTATGTAGAATTTCCATTCGGCATAGCAAAACCGATGTTGTTTCATTAAAGTTGATTCCAAATAAAACCATCCCAATTAAGTTGAAGGTTAAGCGATTTGTAGTTTCTTACAGTACCTCTCGGCCATTCAGCAAGATATTCAACGTGCTTATCAGAAACTCCCCATGTTTTGCACGTATCAATAAAATCTTGAGGGTTTCTGGTAAATGCTTCAATCAGAATCTGACGCAAAGCAGTTTTACTTGCATCAAAAAATTCAGATCGTTCAATTAGACTTGGTTTTGGTGTTGTCACAATATAGCCTTCTACTGGTCTTGGAGTAATAGGAGCAAAGTCAAAATGCAAGAACCCTTCGGTTAATGCAGGTAATGAAGCATAAGGTAATCCAAAGAATCCGCCATCACCCCAATCTTTACCGTAGCTGTTTTCAATTAGGAATCTTTTGCAGGTATCATCGTAACCAACGATACATACTACATGCTCACCCATTACTTGACTTACATCAGGTGGAATAGGTTCTGAGTTTTTCCAGTTATGATAGAATGCCATTGCAGAAAACATGGGTGTGACACGCATAATCCATACGACAGGGACACCCATGCATAGCAATCGTTTAATGCTACTAACCATGTCTGTATCTATCTGAGTTCGTACTAACGTAAACCCAGCTTCACCTTGTGGAATAAACCCAGAAGTCTTTTCCCAAGGGCAGTCAGCTTCGGTCATAATACCGTTAGTAGATACAGTCTTGATTGCTGCTTCAATACTGACACCAGCGTTTACACCAGAAGTACCCATCCAATGCCGACCCCAATGCCATAAATGCGACCTGCTGAATCGCCTAGATTTATCAGCATGGTCATACATAGCATCCAATGCATTAACTAAAGCATGAGGCATGCAAGCATTGTTTGCAGCTTGGTTGTAGACAGTGTTGATATTAGATCGTAGATCGACGCTTTTCATGCGGAACATACCATTATGGAAAGAACATCAAGACTTTTGTTGTTTATTTTCGTAATAGACATATCTTAATTTCCTTCGATCTATTTACAGACCGCTTGCAATAACAAACAATCCATCCAATTGTGCTTCAGTCAGTCCCAAAATTGGTGCCAGTTGACTGACGAACCCATTGTGTCGTTGAACTTCTTGACTGTATTCCCACTCGATCTGAGCAGCTTCCTTAATCGGGGTTGGTAGTGCATCAATAGCTGTATTTATACTACCAAGCAAACCAGCGTCAAGCAGAGCCAAGCGTGCTTGACGCATGGTGACCACCTTGGGGACTACAGCAGGAGCCGTAACATCAGCAGTTTCCAATTCGGCCAAGAATGTCGCCTCGTCTGGGAACGTATAGAATATCGTTGTTGTTCCCGCATTAACACGCAGTGGGGTTGTTGGATTCACTTCAAATGATTCCCAACCGGCAATTTTCCAAGGTGAATTGACATGGTATCCGGGAAGTTGATTGACCGATGGAACCCAACCTCCATCAAGTTGATTTTCCAAGTTGGTAATGTCAGTAATGATACCGATTACGTCCAATGAACCGAAGTTTGATTCTGGTATTTGAATTTCTGGCATATTGTTCTTTCGATTAAGCGAGTGTCAGTGAAACAGAACGAACAACGCCATCGCTACCCATAGCTTTGATTGTCAGACTGGTATCACTGGTCAATTGAAATACCATGTCTCCGGGGAGTTTTGGAGAAACAACCGACGACAATTCAACAACAAGTTGATCTGGATTCATGTAAGCTAAACGTCCAAGCATCGAATTGCTTGGAACCTGAGATGGAGAATTTCCGATTAGTTGTGGCATGACATTTCTTTCTTATTGTGATGTAATTACTGTCAGAGTTTCGCTCTGTAAGCGTTCTGGATAGTATGTCAACTGTTTAATATGACCACTTATAAACCGCACGGAGTCATAACGGGAGCCGATATGCATTTGTGTGACTGCAGGCATGGTACAAGCAGCGTCAACCGCCGTAAGAACACCGTCATACGCACCGACGGAATCATTGAGTTTGTATGCAAGTGCCAGATTTGATGTTTCACCTGTTGCCATGATTGTGCCATTGTTCGCCATCTGTGCAACGCTTGCAGTCGTGATTGCGAATCCACTGGTGAGAGCAGCCACTCGCTGAATTAGTAAGAACTCTGCTGTTATACCGGCAGACACACTGACGATGTGCCCAGCCGTAGCGTATGAAGTTGCGTATGGGATACAAGACACAGTAAATGTGCCTTCATCTTGCCGATACCAACTTGAGAAATTGCTTCCAGTCATACTTGCAACGTCTGCTGCTCGGGTAACTTGGGCGGAGGTAGTTGGGATGTATGAGGTAGGGAATGGACCTGCTTCTAGTTGGGCTCCCCAAACAAACAGCCCAGAAGTTCCGTCTCCTATGAAAGAGGTACCGTCTTCATTTAGGACAAGAGGTCTGATTGAGATGCTCGTTTCAGTGCCAGTGGTGAACTTGAGCGAGCACCTGTAAATGCCGCCACCGTAATTTTCTGGGACGGGCGCACTTGCGGCTGTGAATGTGCCGCCAGCCGCTGCTGCTGTTTGTATCGTGCCGCTATTAACATTGAATGTGACGATGGCGAAATTTGCAGACGTAGCAGCGTCGCGCACATAAATGCGAAACCCACCCACTTCTGCCGCTTTGACAAAGAAACTCAAAGAGTATGTCGTGGCCGATGCTGCTTTAGAGAACGAACGTCCAATATATGCAGATATAGACGAAAGACCATTATCAACGACCCATTTGTCCATCGTTGTGGTGCCATCGGGTGCCACTGATGCGTTCGCTGTAACCGTGCCATTCACTTTCGACCATGCTGCATTGTCAAACTCCTGCGAGTAGGTCAACAGGCTCGTCCTTGATTCTTCGATCAACAACCCCTTGCAGGCCAACGTGATGGGGTCGTAGTCAATGCGGGGGACACCAGACGCCACGGACTCAATCAGCCCCTTTTTGTTTACTCTGGTAGCTGTACTTGCGCGAGTAAACGTAATCCGTGGGTCTACTATTTGGATATTGGCAAAGTCAAGATTCAACGATGGTCGAATCGTTGGTAAATTGGTTTGTACGTCCAACAGAATTGGTTTCCAGTTGGTCGTATCAGTCGATGGATCGATTGTCCCTGCCCCTGCAGTCAACCTGCGATAAGTCTGTCCAGTAACAGCACTATATCGAGCATCCCCAATCGCATAGGTAGTTCCACTGACCCACAACGTCGCACCAGCATTGATTGCCGAAGTTGTTGCATGAGAAAGAGCCGTTGCAGCGTGAGTTGCTGCCGTAGACGCAGACGTGGCCGCAGCAGAAGAATAACTTGCAGCCAATGTGACCGATGTTGTTGCCGCAGCCGATGCAAACGCTTCTGCTGGATAACCTTCAGTTCCGTTACCTTGATATGACATTAGAGAAGTCCTTATGCAGTGATTTCAAGAACAGACAGAACAACATCAACCGAAGCAGCCAAAGAAGACTTGACTTTAATCTTGTTACCAGTCTCCAACACAACCTTTTGGTCGCCACCAACAACAACCAATGTGCCTCCCGGAGCAACCGGAGCATTCTTGATGAGGTAGTAGTTAGTAGCACCTTTTGTGAGAACTACGTCAACTGTAACCAAAGTGGACGCATTGATGTTAGCAACAGATGTTCCAATCACGGTTGCAGTTACTCCAGCACCAGCCGTATATGCGTCGGTCAATGTTGTCCCGACTGCCGATGTCCCAAAACTTTTAAATGTATTTGCCATAGTGTTCTTTCAGTTACTTACTCGTCGTTTCCGCTATGTTCCATGTGGGCACAGTGATAACCTTCGTCATCTTGGCCCAGATAACCATGATCAGCACCAGCATCCGAGGTCATGAATGCATTTGCGTGGTCAATGCTTGGGAAAGCAATTGTGTTGAATACCTTGCCATGCAGTTTCATGGTAGTTGGGGTTCCAACAATACCAACTTGGTCAACATCAAATGCTTCCATCAATGCTTCTTCGGTCATGATTTCAACCATGCCATTTTTTGACTCTTTGATGATTTTTACACCAGATTTCTCGGGCAAATCTTTCCATGCCTTCATGGCCGAATCAACAGAGTCGTGAGCGTCTGGATGAACTTGATCCAAACCTTTCATGAGATAAAACTTACCCTTGCGTCGAGGAC